TATGATATTGCCGATGATATCAGCACTAAGTCTAGAAAAAATTACACTCTTAATCATTTAATTGAAAGAATTAAAGTTTATAACGAAGAAAATTTTAACTATGATATAGTAAATATACCACTTAAAGCATAATGGGAGATGAATTTCACGGAGTAATAAAATTAATCACTGGTGAAGAAATCTTCGCTATGATCTCTATTGATGAAAATGATGGAGATCCTATTATAATGGTTCAAGATCCAGTTATAATGAAAGTACTACAAAATCCAACTGGTCAATATGTTAAAGTAAAACCTTGGTTAGAACTACCTGAAGATAATATATTTTTACTTAAATATGAAAAGATTATTACTATGACAGAAGTTAAAGATTCTCAAATGATACATTTTTATGAGAGATATCTTAATGATCATGATGTTGATATTGAATTTGATGGTAGAGTTCAATTAAATTCAAAAATGGGATTTATTGGTACAGTTGATGAAGCTAGAAATAGGCTTGAAAAAATATATGATAATAATATAGAACCTAAAGAAACTTAATATATCTCTTTCAACCCCTACAAAGGGTATTGTACAGATATTAGGCTACCTTGTCAAGTCTGGTAAATAATGTTATAATATAAACAATTATTAAACAGGGTATATTAATGCTATGGCTAAGAAAAAATCAGAACATTATGTAAATAATAAAGAACTCTTAGCAGCGTTAATAGATTATCGTGCTGACGTTGCTGTAGCAAAATCAAAAGATTTACCTAAACCTCGTATCAGTAATTACCTTGGAGAGTGTTTTCTAAAGATTGCTACACACCTTTCATACAAACCAAACTTTGTAAACTATATGTTTAGAGATGATATGATCTCTGATGGTATAGAGAATTGCGTACAATATATTCACAACTTTGATCCTGCTAAGTCTAGGAATCCTTTTGCTTACTTTACGCAGATCATTCATTATGCTTTCCTAAGAAGGATTCAGAAAGAGAAAAAGCAATTAGAAATTAAGACAAAGATAATTGAGAAGACTGGATATGATGAAGTGATGGTAGTTGATGATGGAGCACTTACTGCTTCAAGTTCAGATTATAACACTATTAAGGATAATATTACATATAAGAGTAGTAATAGATGAGGTTAGTAATAATAACAGATCAGCATTTTGGTGCTCGTAAGGGAGCAAAATTTGTACATGATTATTTTGAAGAGTTTTACAATAATGTCTTTTTCCCGTATTTGGAAGAACACAAAATCGATACTGTTATCGATATGGGTGATACCTTCGATAACAGAAGGAATATAGATCTTGCTTCTTTAGAGTGGTCTAAGAGAGTTTACTTTGATAGGCTCCAAGATATGGGAATAACACTTCATAGTATAGTTGGTAATCATACTGCTTATTATAAGGATACTAATGATGTTAATACTATAGATTTGTTATTAAGTGAGTATAATAATATTTCTGTTTATTCTAATGCAACTGAAATTAATATTGATGGATTAGATATTTTACTTATTCCTTGGATCAATCAAGAGAATGAGGAAGAAACTTTTGATTTAATTGAAAAAACAAAATGTTCTGTGGCTATGGGACATCTTGAATTAAATGGATTTACAGCAACTCCAGGACATAAAATGGAGCATGGTGCTAGTTTAGAACCGTATCAGAAATTTGAAAAAGTTTATTCTGGACATTATCATCAAAGATCTGATAATGGTAAAATATATTATCTTGGAAATCCATATGAATTATTTTGGAATGATGTAAATCAAACTAGAGGATTTCATATATTTGATACTAGTACCAAAGAACATAAACCAGTTAATAACCCATACAAATTATTTCATATAGTTTACTATCAAGATCATAATTATAAGTTATTTGATGCTAGGCAATTAAAAAATAAAATAGTAAAGGTTGTTGTAAGGGAAAAAACAAATCAAAAACAGTTTGAAAAGTTTATAGATAAATTATATTCGGCTGGAATACAGGATCTTAAAATAATAGAAAATTTTGTTCTTCAAGAGAGTGCGGATTTTGAAGTTGAAGAAACTGAAAATACAATTAGAACTTTGCATAGATATATTGATGAATCGGAATTTGAGGGTGATAAAACTATTATAAAGGATATTTTTCAAGATCTTTATCGACAAGCTTGCGAGGTGGAATAATGTTTCTCCTTACATTAAAGGATCATGGTAGTGATGGTGCTTATGCTATTCAAAATAGATATGGCGAAAAGGTTCTTATGATGTTTCAGAAGGAAGACGATGCTGAAAGATATGCTATGCAATTAAATGACGATGATGATAGTGAATTAGATGTGATAGAGGTTGATGACACACTTGCAATTATGACGTGTAGACGCTATAATTACAAATACAGTGTAATTACACCTAACGATATAGTATTTCCTCCAAAAGTGAATGATAACATTTCAGAAGATTAGATGGAAAAATTTTCTATCAACAGGTGACCATTTTACGGAAATTGATTTTCGTAAAAATGCTACAAATTTAATTGTTGGAACTAATGGAACTGGTAAATCGACAGTTCTTGATGCTTTGACTTTTAGTTTGTTTAACAAACCATTTCGTAAAATTAATAAAAGTCAATTAATAAACAGTACAAATGAAAAGAGTTGTTTAGTTGAAGTTGAATTCTGTATTAATAATAAAGAATATCAAGTAAGAAGAGGAATTAAACCTAATCTTTTTGACATAATTGTAGATGGTACTGCCATGCATAAGGAGGCAGATGATAGAATTATGCAGAAGATGTTAGAAGAAAATATTTTAAAATTAAATTATAAATCTTTTACTCAAATAGTTATTCTTGGTAGTAGTGCGTTTGTTCCTTTTATGCAACTATCTGGATCTAATCGTAGAGAAGTTATTGAAGATCTTTTAGATATACGTATCTTTTCTGCAATGAATGGATTGCTTAGAGAAAAGTTAAAGACGCAAAAGGATGAAATATTAACTTTAGATTTAAGTAAGGATAATGTTAAAGATAAAGTTGAAATGCAAGAGAACTTTATTAAAGAGTTAGAGACTAGAGGTAAAGAAAGAATAGAAGAGAAGAATGGTAAAATAAATTTATTGGAAGGTGAAATACAGGAAACATCTGATGAGACAGAATGTCTTGTGAAAGATGTTGAGATGTTTACTAATGATCTTGAAGAGTTGTCTGGTGCTAAACCTAAGTTAAAGAAACTAAACACACTTAAGGGTAAAATGTCTAATAAGGTAGCAACCCTTACTAAAGAACATAAGTTTTTCACAGAGAATACGGTATGTCCTACCTGTACACAAGATATAGAGGAAGAGTTCCGTGTAAATAGAATTACTGATGTTCAAAATAAAGCAACGGAGTTGCAAACTGGTTACAGGGAACTTGAAGACGCAATTCAAAAAGAAGAGGAACGAGAGCATCAGTTTACCAAATTATCAAAGGAGATTACTAAACTCAACAATGGCATTTCTAAGAATCATACTCTCATCTCTGGATGTCTCAGACAGATCAGGGATTTGGAATCGGAAATTCAGGGACTTACCGATCAGCATGCAAACAGAAATACTGAGCAAGAAAAGTTAGCAGAGTTTAGAGAAAACCTCCAACAAGTATTTAAAAAAATAGCAGATAAGAAGCATCAGATCATGTACCATGATTTTGCATATTCTTTGCTAAAAGATGATGGGGTAAAGACAAAAATTATTAAAAATTATCTTCCCCTTATTAATCAGCAGGTAAATCGTTATCTGCAGATGATGGATTTCTATATTAATTTTAAATTGGATGAGGGATTTAATGAATCTATTGAATCTCCAATACATGAAAAGTTTTCTTATGCTTCTTTTTCTGAGGGAGAGAAGATGCGAATTGATTTGGCACTTTTGTTTACATGGAGAGAAGTTGCTAGAATAAAGAACTCTGTGAATACAAATCTATTGATTATGGATGAGGTATTTGATAGTTCTCTTGATGCTTTAGGTACTGATGAATTTTTAAAAATTATTAGATTTGTAATCAAGGATGCGAATGTATTTGTTATATCCCATAAAACTGAGTTGTATGATAAGTTTAGTAATGTTATTAGATTTGAGAAGGTTAAGGGATTTTCACGTATAGCAAGTTCATAAATATTTAAAAACAATATTACAATGGCTTGGCACATTAAAAAAACAAGTATGATTGGTGGAGACACTTACTACAAAGGTGATAATAGGTGGACTCAAAGTTTTGCTGATAGGAAATCCTATACATCACAAGCAAAGGCGAAAGCAGATACGCCTTATATTTGGACAAAGAAAACTGATTCTGGTTGGGACGTTACTGCGGTTAAAGAATGATGAGATCATTTAATCAATTTAGAGAACAAACAAACAATCCTGTACAAAAACCTAAACAGGTTAAACCCGAACAATTGTTTAGGTCTTTGTTGGGAAAAGACTTTGATGTTAATAGACTTGAAACTAAGTTTAAAGATGCTGCTAATAAGTCTGGGGTTAAAAGTATGGTTAAGAGAACTGTACCTAAGTTAGAGGGAATAGCAAAGCAGTTTCAGATGACTCCTCAACAGCAGCAAAATTTTGGAAAAAATCTTTCTGGTTATGTTGGTAATAAGATGGGTCTACCAGATAAATTAAATAAGATTGGTGGAAAGTTTGAGAATTCATTGACTAAAATGAATAAGAAACTTCCTGGTATGATTAATAAATTTGAAAAAATATCTAAACCAGGTGGTAAATTGGAAACAGGTCTTGGTAAAATGCAAGGTATGATTAATATGCTTTCTCAGTAAAATGATGAAATATGATGAAGAAATCCAATCTCTCAAAAGAGAAGTGGCTGAATTGAAAAGAGATTTGAGTAAACTACAGAATGCTATAACTGGTCTTCCAGAAATAGGTGACAAGGTTCAAAAACGATTATGGTTCGGGTCATGAATACTCCAAACTGGCAACACCACTCCAAGAAGGAGAGTAAACGAAAACTTAAACCACAAGCATTACGCCAAGCGAAAGCAAGGCGTGGACAGTTGATAAACCGTCTACTCAACCGCCCACAGAGGCGGTTTTCTAGTATGATAGGTACATCAAGCAAACAGATCCATGACAGTAAAGCACGAAATCAAATC